ACGCTAGGTCTGTGATCTTTACGTTTGCCATGATTAAGCCGTAGACTGTTGTGTGACGGTTACTCTAGCTATACCATCGCCGGAATTGACTTTGAAACGAACTGCTCGCATCAGAGTCGTTGTAAACTCTGTTTGATCAGCTGATCCGCCAGTCAAGGCAGCATTTGGGTGAGCTTTAGGCAACTGGACAATTGAGTTATCAAATGGATCTTCGTTGGTATACTCTACGGAGTAATTGATCGTCCCTGATACATTCACAGAGATGGTCGTTACTTGGTTTGGGGTATAGATGTCGAGAGGCCACCAAGCTGAGTAACCAGATTGTGTGTAACCTGCTTCAACATCAGTGCCAACAGCACCGTCAGTCGAGATAGCTGTAATGGTTGCAAACGTCATTGTCGATGTGACAGTATTGGCGTTTGGACCAGATAGCACTTCGGTCTGAGGCGATCCGTTAGGAGCGGTTCCAGTAATTGAAAACAAGACACCTGAAAGGTTTCCAAGGCTTGTGAGAGTGACGTAACGAGGAGGGCTCAGTGTAACAGTAGAGCTCACCAAAGTCAAATCGCCCGCAGCAAGCAATTGCTGGGCAGCCGCCACACCATTGCCATCAGCAATAGTGAAAGACGTTGTGGTAATTTGAATTGGGCGCATACTTTTCTCCTGTGGTTAAAAAGCCAGGGCCGAAGCCCCGGCGATCATTAAGCTTGGGTAACGCCCAAAGCACCCACACGAGTAGAGTTAGGACCAACTGCGATTGCTGGCAAGAGGATACCAACTACCAGACGCTTGATACCGTCACATGCGCCAGAAGGCGTAAATGTGCCGCGAACGTCACCGGTAGTAGTCGTTGCAGTTTCAGTAGCAGCTGCAACAAATGTACCTGCATCGGCAGCTAGCGTGTTGTTATAACCGGCGCGAGCGATGTAGCCTGCGTTAGTTACGCGAACAGGGAGACCGATCACGTCAGTTGTGCCAACAGCAATCGTGCCACCGCAGTCACCAGCAACAGCTACTTGGCTAACTTGGTAGAAAGCTTTTTTGCCGTTTACAGTGGTTGACTGAGTCGTACCAGTCTGAATCACTTCAGACATTGCTTGACCATAGTAGTCATAGCCAGATACAGTCACGGCAGTATCAGCAATGGTACCTGTACCGATCGTGATGCTTACTGCACGAGGAGTGTCTAGCTGAATTACAGAGTTGCCGGCAGTGTTAGTAGTTGCCTTGGTACCAGCACCTGCTGCCAAGGTTGCATTTGCAGCTACTGCATAGCTTGCTGCTGCAGAGACGTTGTTAGTAGTCTTAGCTTGTGGGATCACATCAAACACATAGATGCGGCCCAAAGGACCTACGCCACGCTCCATAGGAGCAGGGTCACCTAGCAAAGCGTTGCCGTTTGCATAGATAGTGGTAGAACCTGCAGTTTGGCTAGCACTTACAGTGTAAGTACCAACGCCACCGCTGCCGGTGCCAAACGCAGTAATGTAGGTGCCATTAGTCACGCCAGTACCATCAATGTACTGACCAACTTGAATAGGATCACCAGACAGCATTGCTGTCACAGTTAGGGTTGTGGTTCCGATAGAGCCTGTGAATACGGATTGTGCAGGCTGCGGGCCATTGCCCATTGCAGTCTCAGCAGAACCTAGGAACAAATCATCTGAAAATTGAGGCATTTTGTCTTCTCCTTGAAAAGCTTGACAAGTTTAAAAGTAAGTTGGGGATCTGACTTTCGCCAGACCCCCAGTTTCAGGTTTAGAGACCTGGAGTACCGTAAACAGTACGCCAGTCAGTCCAACCTGGAATGTAACGCTCGGTCGCTTTGTAGCGCATAGAATCGGTTTCGAAATCACCTTCCATGCTCTTCTCAAGCTTACGACGCATCATCAACTGTAGACCAACCTTAGCGTCAGTCTGCACCCACCAAGCGGTAGTTGAAGTCAAACGAGAAAGGTTAGCTTGACCGCCACCCAACATGCCCATAGACTTAATAGGGTTGATGTCGTTGTTACCAGTACCGGCACGCAGTACAGATTTCAGCAACACTTCGCCTTGGAACACGTTAGAAGGGCCCAACACAAGCTTCTCAGGGTTCAAACGAATACGCTTACCGTTGTTGTCAACAGCGTTGCGGATTTGAACGAGCATTTGCTCAAGAGAAGTTTGAGAGAGGTTAGCAGCCGTAGTCAACACGTTACTTGCATTGCCAGAAGCGATTGGGTGTGCACTGTTTACGAGTGACACGCCATCACCACCGGTGTATGCGCTGTTGAAAGCACGGTTAAGGATGTTCGCACACAAAGTCTCCTTAGTCTCAATCAATGACTGAGCCAAGTGTTTGGCATAAGTCTGACCGATAGAGATGTGGTCGCCGTCTTCTACAAGAACCTTGGTCAATGCAAATGCAAGACCGTAGACCTTATAGACGTAACGAGCATTGAACAGTACGCCACCAGATTGGTAGGTAACTGGCATGCCGTCAGGCAACTCAGGAGCCGCGCCAAAACCGTAAAGAACAGGTTCTTCATGGTAGTTGCGTGGAATACCTTGGCGCTCAGTGAAAACTTGTTTCCACTCATCCGCACGTTGGTTATACAAGCCATCAAACTCTTCGTTTAGGATTGGCTCAACAATGGACCGGAAGTCCGTACTGCGCATTGGGACAGCCATGGTTTAGCCTCCTTAGTAAGCGTTAATAGTTGCAACGTTCTGATGTTCAGAGATCTGAACTTGAACGATTGTATAAGCATCGCCCCATGCGTTGTCAGGACCCGGAGTAATTCCGATGACGCGCATTTGAGCAGTGCTGCCTGAGGTAACAACAGAGCCAGTGTCCAACACAGCTTGGCTGATACCAACTACAGTAGAGCCTGCAGTGATGCTGCCAAAGTTGTATTGGTTACCAATATTAGTTACGTTCACGGAACCATTCGCCTGGATCTGATAAACGATCGTCGGGTCAATAGTGATGTACGCAATAATTTGGGTAGCTGGAGTGTTGGCCAAGAACTTGTTAGATACACGACGACGGCCATCGCCATCGGTGAATTCAACGCCTTGGAATGTGCCGACAAAAGGGTCGCCAACGGTTGCAGGAACAACAACGCCGTCAGAAGAGATCTTGACAGGTTGGTTCTGCAACAACGTCACGGCGGCATTATCTGCCAGCGTAAAGGCTGCCGGTCTGATGAAACCACTTGCGTGGTACACAGGCTGGAAGCCAAACGGTGCATTAGTAGTAGACATGTTTGGTTTTCCTCAAAGAAGAATTGGATGAATACTAATCATAGTTCCTCGAAAGAGCCCCTACGATTAGCGTTTTCACGCAATGCTGCAATGCCATCACCTTCCACGATTCGACCACCTGCTGCCTCAGCACTTTCCTTGATGCCGTCCAATACCGCAGTGAGTTTTTCATCCTCACGGGCAGGAGCATCATGGTGAGCTTCGTTCATGTATCGATGATACAGAGACATGGGAAGCTTAAATGCGAGCATCTCATTGACACCGATGAACCCTTGCCACTCGCCTGTCTTAATAGTGACGTATTCCCAGCCAGGCACGTCTTCGGGCTTAATAGGTTCGTATCCCAAACGGATTCGCATTTGAATCGAATCACGGGGATTTGTGGTGGTCAACCAGCATGTATGGTAACCTGGAAGCTTTGGCAAATCTGGCAAAGCGTCTTGGAAAAATTGCGATCTGAACATCTCAACACGATCATCGTCGCTCACTTGGCGATTCTCAGTCACCGCACGATCGGTGGCTGCTCGTGATTGTCGAGCTACATCAGCTGTTTTTTTCAATCTTTCGTCGTTCATTTTCTCACTCCTTTCAGCGAGTTGAATTGTTAGAATTATCGCGGTCCCACTTGGCGTACTGCTTCAAGTAGCGTTGGCGTAAAACGGGATCTTCCCAGACTCCAGCATCGATCATTGCTTGCTTTCGTTCTGGGGAAATATAGACTTGTTGGCGAGAAGAGGCTGGCGCATGGTCCCGTGTGGAACCAATTGGAGGACCTTTGCGGCCCGTTCTTGCACTACCTTCATCATTGTCACTGCCTCCTTTTAGATTAGGCAGTCGTATGGCGACTCGACGGTCGAGTTCTTTCCAATACGCCTCTGATTTCGGATTATAGCCCTCTTCTACCAAAGTCTGATCAATTGCTAAAACAATTTTAGATTCTTCAGATTTACCGTTCGGGTTGTACCATGAATTTTTGCTTACCCATTCCTGGGCAAAGCTTGCAATTTCAGGGTCAAGGCCTTGTGGCTGCTGAATCTCTTGTGCTGTTTGCGACTGACGATGCTTCATCACCTGAAGCTGCTGCACCTGCTTCATGGCCTCGTCACGGATACGAAGAGCCTTAGCTACATCTTCACCGTTACCTGCCTCCACAGCTTGTCCCATGATCCTCTCAGCTGCTCGGACTTCGGCAATCTTCTCGTTCAGACGAACGTCGATATTCGAAATCGTGTTGGCAACCGTAGTCTTTTCAAGGGCTTGCATGCGTTTTTCAAGCGACTCGTTCCTCTGTCTCAGGAAGTTAAGCTCGGTCTTGTCACGCTGAATGGCTTCTTTTCTACGCGCTGCGCGCTCTGCCTTTTCCTCGCGACGTTTACGGCGAAGCTCTTCACGGTCTTCATTTTCTTCAGACAACCGCGCATCTTCACCGCCATCTCCTTCATCGTCATCATGGTCGTCTTGATCCTCAGCCTTAGTTTCGACTGGTACGAACTCAACTTCCTGAGACTTTGACTTGGACGCTTGGTCCTCGTCGTCCTCAATTAAGAGGTTTTCACCTTGGTTTTCTGCCATTTCCTGCTCCTTTCAGCAGTTAGATAAATGCCCGAATCTGGGTTGGATCAATGGTAACCTTGCCGATAATGTCAAGGTCATTAAAGATCACAAACTCGATCTCCTCTTCGCCAGACTTAACAGTCCAACGATCGCCGCCGTATTTCGGTGTGCGGACGAAATCACCGATCTGACACCAATTGCCTTCCGGCCACGACTCCATGGTGTTTCGATTCTTGTAAGCCAACGGACCAATGGCTGCAACCTTAGCCACTTGGGTATTGCTAGCTTCTGTCTTGCGCGCTTCTTCAGGGATATAGATACCCCCGCTTGTCTGGCTCTTGGCCCGACGAATTTGAACCATGACTCGGCTTCCAAATGGAATGATGCCAGGATCTACTGCCGGGAAGGCATCATCGATCGAGTCGTACTGCATTGATAGTGGTGTTTCTAATAGCATTCGCTTCTCCGTCTGCTGGGTTTATAAATCTGAATCTCGTTTGTCTTGGTCGCGAAGGACTTGTTCGATCAGCTGCTTAGCGCGCTCAAGGCCTTGATAGACGCCTTGGCGATAGCCATATTCAAAGCTGATGTCTTTGCCCTCACCTGGCTTCACGGCGACGGCTTCATGAGCCATCTTTTCCTTTTCAGCCTGGATTTTCGCGAAGATCTTGTCAAGCATTACTTGTTGCCTTCGCCCTTGACTTTTTCAACTTTCATCTTAGGCATGGCTTTGTAGTCCGCCTTAGGTTGAGCTGGAGTCGGGGCTGGGTCTTTACCACTACCTGCCATTGAGGTCGGATAGCCTTTGCCCATGGCCATCTGTTTGTGTAGGTTGATTGCTTCCATGATTGCTCCTTATTGTGCACGTGGATTTGGGTTGATACCAGTGCCTGTGCTGACACCGATTCTTTCGCCTGAGGCCACTTCCAAGGCTGCCAACTGCTTGGCTGTCTGGTTGTCGGACTCGTTCATCTCGAGGCGGGCGCGGATCTGAGCTTGTACTCGGCGATCTTCGGCCTCTTGACGTAGCATCTCTTTCTTGAGCTCTTCTTGCAGTTCTGTCAAGCGAGCCTGAATGTTCTGCATATTCTCTTGGCTCTTTGTCTGCATCTCTTGAACCTTGACCTGAGCGTCTTGCTGCAGCTTCTGTTGCTTGTACTGAGCATCGGCCTGGTCTTTGGCTGCCTGGGCTTCGACTTGCTGCTTCATGACCTCGACACGTGGGTCGTTTGGCATCTGAGGCGGCGGCATCATGGCCTGGAGGGTCTCGATGGTGGTCTGAATGATCTGCGGTACAGAGCTGAATGTCTCTTCTGCTTGCTTCGACACGATCTGAGACGTGGCAGCCAGCATCTTGTCGAGTGATTGCTTCTCTTCGACGGTTGCGTCCTTCTGAATCTCGCCAATGTCGACTTGTGCTGCTTCAGAGGCTTCATTGAAGATCTGGTTCGCATACCAAAGAACCATGTGCTCCTTGATGTGATCTAGCAGAATAGGCACGCATTGTGGACCGATGACCTTGTTGCCGCCAAACATTGGGTTCGTGATGAAGTCCAAGTGCACTTGCAAATGAGCTAGGTGATCTTGCTCAGGGAATGCGACGATCGGACGCTTCATCGTGGCTGCAATGTTCTCGTTCACGGCATTGAGTTCAAGCGGCTGCTGCTTCGGCAACAGCAAGTCCTTGCCCTGAGGAATCTTCAAGCGAACCAAGAACATCTCTTCAACCTTGCGTAGGTCATAGAGCTGTGGCATCTCTTTGGCACGCTGCATGACAGCCTGGATCTGAGCAAAGCGTTGTGCTTCACTGAAGATGTTCGGGTCTGATACAGGGATCACGTTCATTGGACCTTCGAAGTCCGAACGTTTCACCATCAGCTCGCCAGTCTCGTCAACGACCTGTGCTTCTTCAAGATAGGTGCGGTTCAAGCGGAACAAGAGCTTTAACACACGAGCCATGGCATCGTGCATACGAGCATGAATGGCAGAGAACACAACCATGCCTTGCTCAAGACGAGCCAAGGTGGTTCCTACTGGAGTGTTAGCGTTGCTGTCAGCAAACTCTTCAAATGTCGTGCGGACCACGTTTTGGCTAGCATCAACCAAGAAGCCAAGCAGCTGGAACAAGACTGGGCTAGGTGGGTTGTATGGCATTGCCATCAGCACCTTGCGAATATCGTCTTGGCCAAATGTGCCTTCGATCTCTTTCACTTCGGTAGGATCGACACGGTCTGTCTGACCACCGGCTCCTGATTTGAGCTTCAAGAGGCCGGGGAAGTTGTTGATGTGAGCTGAATCTAGAAGGGCGCGGAGTGCACCAGTTGCACCGGCACTCAGTCCACCGATCATGTGAATCAGGCCGATTGGATAAGCACCCCGCCAAGGGACGAATGGGAACTCAACTAACCATTGCATCTCTTCTTTGGTCTCGTCATCCTCTTCCCAGTTGCGATAGATGCTGAGAATGCGCTGCGTGTTCTTGTCAATGCTGATGATGTATGGAGCGATTCCGTCACCGTTGCCAAGGTCTTGGATGATGTAGCATTCGAAGATGGTGCGTAGACCATCGACGTTGTATGTGTCTGGTTGACGACCTTCAATCTTGTTGTTTGCTGTCGAAGCCTTAGACTCGTCTGGAGGCAATGGGTCAACGCGCATGTCGACATCAAGGTAATCACCTGCCTGAACACGCTTATCGTATTCAATGCGAGTGATGTACTGCACATGAGTCTTGCGCTCTGCCGTGTAGAAGTTAGTCGCTGCGTAAGGTAGATAGACATCGTCAATCGGCACAAACATCGGGACTGGACGACGCTTGTTTGCGTCCCACGTCATCTTGAGGTACTGACCACCGCCCAAAGGCAATTGAGTCGCTAGCTGCTCGAGCTCGGCTCTGAACTCAGGCATCTGCTCTGTGAGCTGCCAATTTGTGTATTTCGTGATTCGTTGGGCCTTCTCAACCTTGTCCAAGGTCGGTTCGCCAACGATCTTTTCGCGAGCTGGCCCATCAGGTGGGAACATCTCTTTCATGACACGAGCTGCAAAGTCCACGCAAGCTTGAGTCAACATTGGGTGCACTACTTTTGAGGCACCAGTGAATGACGCGCCGCCAGGGGCATCGTCACCAAGGCCAGTACGTCTTAGGCCTTCTTCATACTGTTCATCACGACGTTTGCGAGCTTCCTTGTCCTTCTCAATGATGTCACAGAGTGTTGAGCCAAGGTTTGCCAGCTCGATCTGCGGCATGTTCTCAGCAAGGTTTGCATAAAACTCGCTGTCAGCCGGTGTTGGTGATTCGTCAAGCGTGACTAGTGCGCCACCGTCATCTGTGTCCTCGACATCGCTGTCATCTTCCGGAAGGTCGATCATCTCGCCTAGGTTGTCATCATCACGTTCAGCCATTCAATTCTCCGGTTCTAAGCAGCGTATGGGTTGATCAGCTGCGGTTTGTTTGAGGCTTCACGACGTTCTGGAGCTGGCTTAGTGACTGAGAGCACGTTGCGGTCGGCAAGGAGCCTGAGCGCTTGAGTTGTGCTATCGACAAAGTCATCATGCTTGATTGAACCTTCTCCAGTAAAGCTGCAAAGCTGTGTAATCAATGGGTCTGCCCAGGAACGTGGATTCCCAGGCCGCTTGTCAGATTCTACTACCCAAACGAACCCGTGTGCAAATAAATGTGAGACTGCATGCAAACGACTGAGCTTGTCTGCTCGTCCAGGGTTGTATGGATAGGCCAAGATGTCCTCACGGGCCAGCATCTGACGAAGGCTGATACCTGATCCCTTGTCCTCGATGATGAGCAAGTCTGGGCTGCGACCGGTCAGGTAGGACTGTTTCGGGCCTACAAGTGGCTTGATCATTGGCTTCATGTCCTCGTCGCCGTACCTGACGGTGTACTCTTTTTTGACCCGTTCGATTAAGGCTGGCAGGCCAAGGTGATCTTGCCAGCAGTCGAGCAGTATGAAGGCAGGCTTCTTCTCATGTCGGAACACGCCCCAGACTGAGCAGGCTGTGGGGTCAGGATCGTGGTTCTTGCGGTCTGTCGTCTTCTCAGTGAAGGCCGTATCAAGGCTCATGACGATGTATTCAAAGCCAGGCAGCGGCTTGTCCTTGGACCACAACTTGATCCAGCTGCGCTTGATGATGCCAGTCTCTTCTGGGTCGATGACCTCGGCGTGGATCTCTTGGCGGCCGAGCTGTGTTCCTTCGTACTGTGTGATCTGCTCAAGGAAGGACTTAGCCAAGTTCGCTGCGTTGTCGTAAGTCGAGCCGTGTGTAATATGGATCTTGGCGTTCTTCTTCTCAGCATCCTTGATGAGCTGCCTCACCAGTTCAATAGGTCTTGGGGTCGTGGTCACCACAACCTGTGGATGGTCTCCAAGACGCAGGCCGAACCGCATCATGTCCCAGGTCTCATCGACATATTGCCAAGCAGCGAGCTCATCGCACCAAACTCTGTGGAACTGCGGACCACGTAGACGGCTAGGTTCCTCAGCAGAGAAGCCACGGATCGATGATCCATTGGTCAATGTGATCTCAGCGATGGACTTGTTGTAGTTCTCAATCAGGCTTGGCGGCAGGGTGTTGATGATCCCAGACTCACCTTCAAAGCAAACACCTCTGATGTCAGCAGACGTTGGTGCTATGACCCCGCAGCGAACACCTGGATTCTTGACCGCATAGTCTGCGATGTCCTCAGCCCCGGTCCTTGTCTTACCGAAACCACGACCTGCGAGAATTAGCCAGACAGTCCAATCACCAGGAGGCGTGATCTGTTCAGGGCGGGCTGTGGCCTTCCATTTGAGGCGCCATGCAAGCAGCTCAAGATCCGAGACCTCGAGGTGCGCGAGGTTCGTCTGTATCAGCGACAGTTCTTGCTGCGAGAGGACGGTCATTTGCTGTTAAGCTTCTCGATCAATCCTGTGATCTGCTCAATCAGCTCGAGCCTCATTTCAATGGGTCCGCCATCAGGACCGCTAATCTCGATCGCTTTCTTCTTGGCGTGACCATACTGAACAACTTCCTTGAGACAGTCTTTGCGAACCATCAGATCGTTGTTCGGGTCAAAAGCCATCTCAGCCAGAGCCTCGAGTGGGTCGCCGTGCTTCTCGACGATCTTCTCAAAGATCTCTTGGCGCAAGATGTTGCGCTTGTTCTGTGATCCTTTCTTACGTCCAGATCCCTCTGGTTTAACGCCCTTCTGGAATGGCATAGCAGGCTCCTTGAAATTCTATTTGCTTTCTATTTTAGATCGTACAGCGTAATAACGTAAACAGTCCAGCTCAAAAACGCTATAGATGTTTTTTTCAGGCATAACTGGTTGGATCTATCCATACAAATTAAATATTTCATTCGTTCGTTCGTTCGTCTCTAGTCCACGCGAGACTATAACTAGTTGTATTGATTCACTCTTTTATGGCTCTAAAAACCCTCTATAGGGATTTTGGAACGAGTCCGCTGATCCCCGGACCACTTCACGCAGTTTTGCTCGCACTTTGTACAACTTACATAAAATGCAATGTATAATGAAACTCTCATCAATTAGAAAGGGAAATCAAATGTCACGTCCTGTAGAAGCAACAACGGCACTCGACTTAGACACCGTGAAGATCTTGTTGTGGGCCAGTGAGTATGGATCAGGTCACCCGAACATCAGCCGCTTGTACGATAAGGAAGCAGCAGATGGCCTAGATCTTTCGCGCGGTACGTTCTTCAACGCAATCAAAGGTCGCAAGGTCAGTCATCACGTGATCGCTGCCATTGATGAACTTATCGCCATCCGTGGCTGGCAGTCCCAGTACCTTGAGCATTGCCGCCAGGAGCATAAACGCCGTGTCGTCAAGGCATTTGAAAGCCCACCATCCTATTGCTCTGTGTGCGGTCATCAATGCAGCTTGTGTGGCAGCCCAAGAACCGAGAAGCGTCGCAAGGCTGTCTTCGACTTCTTGAAGGTTGATCCGATGGACCTTGGCTGCAAGCTTCGTAAAGACGATCACGAAGACGCGTAGTGCGAGGATAAAAAAAGAGGGCCCTTTGAGGCCCTCAAATCGCTGCAGTTTGTACAGAATAATCTTACATCAGATCTCTTCGTCAAAACGCTTCTTTCGAGACTTCTTTTGCACTTGGCTCTGGAAATCGTCGAGCTCTTTCTGAGCCCTGTGAATAGCTTCGCTGAGCCGTCTTGATGATGTCTTGGAACAGCTCTTGCAGTTCTTTGATTCTTGCATCACGTGCTGCGAGCTCTTCTTTAAGTCGTCTGATCTCCATTTGAGCTTCGCCCAGTTGGAGATCCATCTCAATAAATTCATTGGTGTCCATTTCATGAGCCCAATATTACACTGACAAGCCCAGCAATCAATCCGAATAGTACGTCAGCCATTAAAAATTCTCCTTGTAAAACTCCTTGACGGCTTTTGTAAAGTCATCAAGGTTAAACTGCCCGCCTTCCCCTTCGCCAGGACCTGAGTTAATCCAGATCCACAGGGTCTTTTTCTCTGGGTCAATCCTGACGGTCAGATCATTCACTTCCACAGTATTGACGTACCGCAGCACGTTCTCCAGGCTCTTCTTGTTCACGACCACAAACTCGTCTTGAGCGTTCGGCTCTACGAGGTGGCTTAGGTCCATTCCATCAGCCATTTGTCTTCTCCTCTCTGATCACTAGAGCAGCATCAGCCATGCGGAAAGCTTCCCGAATGGTTTCATACATGTACGATGCTCCGTGTTTCTCTACGAGCCCCTGGAGGATCCTAGCAGCATAGTAGTCACGTAGGCTCACCACCTCCATGGTGCCGTTCGTCTTCTCTTCAATGTGCAATTGCTCTTGTGTCATGGTTTTTCCTTTTCTGACGGTTTAAATTTATAAATACTTCCCCACGCGCTCATTCTGCATCTTCTAATTGTTTAAGCTGCTTTGCCAAACTCTCGCACTCATGGATGCAATAGTCTAAAGAGCGAACGACCCCCTCGTCGTCCCATAGGTTTGTAAAAACTGCCTTGTGTTGATCGTCCATGAGGTTTATGTCCCTAGCATCTCCAAGATGCGCGCAGTCGTAGCCGTACCAACGTAGGCCATCTTCTTCTGTGCGCGCGTAAGTCAATCCGCCATGCACATCGACATCAAGATCGTCATAGCCTTTATCTGCAAACACTTCAGCATTAGCCCCAACATACCCACAACGATGCCCCATCGGCATAACCTTTACTTTTGCTGGTAAGCCAGCCTTCGTCACCCACTCTTTTTCAATCATACTTCCTCCTGTTCTAACGGCACGTCTTGCCACTCAGTCCACTTGTCATAGTCAGCATTAAATGCCATTGACTTCAGCTTCCTGAACTGCAAGATCTTCCCCATATAGATCTCTGCAATGCCCTCGCCTATTGGCTTAGTCATCTCTCGTTCCACAAATCTTAATTCGATGTCTTTCATACCAGCACCTCGACCTGGCCAATGTATTGTGAGATTGCCCTGTACAAATATGTCTCAGGCGGCTCATGCGTGATCCAAAGCTTCTGCTCTTCCCTGCCCACAAAATACAGGTACATCTTCGTTGGCTTAGGATCAGGCTTTTTCTGCTGCTTGAAGCCAAAGTCCCTGAGCCCAGATCTGAGGGCCTTGGCGATGTCTTCATTGCTCTTGAAAGAACCCATCTCAATCAGGTCGATCAAGGCTTCAAGTCCTTGTATGTTCATGGCTGCCTCAAATACAGTTCGTGCTGCAATTATTACCTACGCAGCAAGTGGTGCACACGATCAGGCGGCCGTTTGGTCCTGGGTTCGTGGTCACTACGCATGATGCATAGACCAAGGTTGCAGACAGGGTGAGGTAGGTGGCCAAGAGGCCTGTGATGATCTTTTTCATTTGTAGTCCTTAGGTGGGAAGTTAATAAACACACATTGGTTTAGGTGCCGCTGCCCGTAGGCGTCGACGTAAGACTCACCGCAACCGGCAAACCACTCGATTGTGATGACAGCCATACCGGCTGCAAAGATTGCCATAGTGATGGCAGCGATTAAAAAGTCGAGAATCTTTTTCATGCTTTGCTCTCCACTATCTTCCCAAACCAGAGGCTGGGGATTGATCTGTACTCCGTCAACCGATGCTGCTGCGGATGTGGGGCTGGCTTGTATGGCTTCATTGTCGTGAACGGCAATGGCTGAGGATTAGGCTGCTTCATTTGCCGCTCCTTGCCTTACAGGCCTGAAGGATCTCGTCAAGGAACCGGCTGCCCTTGGCTGTCGTCTCATATTCCACCTCGCGCTTGTCAAACCAGCTCTGACGTTTTTTCAGTAGCTTTTTCGTTGCTGCCGAGCTCAAGTAC